GCTTGATTCGCGCTTGCGGGTCATGGGCCCGGCGGGGTGATGGGCGGTGCGGGCGGGATCTCATAGTAGGGGTCGTTTTGGATGAGACGCAGCGCGATCGAGGGGCTCTTGTAGACGCTGACCGCGCTGACGATGACTGTTAGCTCGACGTACCAAAGCCCGGGTGTGTCGACGTCTGCAGCGCTCGGCTGATACACGATCCAGCCGTTGGGCTCGATGTGCCCCGTGCCCGTGCCGAGCTTGAGCACGCTGCTGTCGAAGCACAGCAGCGTCGCGCTGACGGCGGCCCCTTGGTCGGTGGCGTCGTCGGGGTCGATGTCGTACGGGAACTGCGCCGGGCATTGGCCGTACATGACGCGGTAACGCATCGGCTCGTTAGTCGAGCCCACGCGGCGGTCGGTGAAACGCGGTTGCAAGATGTCGCTCACGGCTGCCCCTTGTTAGTAGTCGTGCCGCGTGAAGCACCCGAATGCATAGACCGGGGGCGTGCCCGCGGGGTCGTCTGTTGTGTAGAACAAGACAGCCGTGGCCGTGCCGAGCGCCATGAACTGCAACGTGTTGTAACCGAGCGTCGGCAGACCGTTGAACTGAGTCACTAGCTCGAGTATCTCGCCCGCGGTGTTCAGGATGCGCGCGGCGCCATTGCCCGAACCGTTGAGCCAGATGTCAGCGTAACCCGCGTTTGCGGTGCCGGCGGTGTTGCAGCCCAAGCTAAACCGCGCGTCGAGCGGGGTGAGCACGCGGCCAATAATCAGCTCGGTTTTGTAGGACGTCGCGACTTGAAACCACGTGTTAGCCGACGCGGTTGCGAAGCTGCCGGTCCAAAGCGTTGAGTTGGCGAAGATGGCGGGCTCGCGGTTGTCGTTGTTCCATATGTCACACTGCGCGGTCGCGGTGTTGTAGCCGGTGCGCACCCAACTGATCGTTGTCGCGGTGCGCGCATAGATGGTGCCGACGTAGCGGCGCGTCGCGTCGCCGCTCTTGATCTGCACGCCGTCTTGCTGCGCGAGCGCCGTTGCGCGCGCGCTTGTGCTCGTCCATGCGAGGATCTCGAGCGACGGCGTGCCGCTGACAGCGGGTGTGACGCAGAAGACGTCATAGGGTCGGCCCGCTGTCATGCCTGACAGCGCGAGCGAGAGGCCGGCGGGGTTGGCGACGTCGAACGGCAGCCACGCGCCGAGCGCGCTCGAATACAGGCTGATTGTGTTGCCGGTGTACGGCACGAGGTAGATCGTGCTGATCGCGGCGTTGTCCGTGGTCATGAGCGGGGCACCGCTCTCGCCGCTGAGTCGAAGTTGATTGACGCGCGGGAAGCGCGAGAGCAGCACTTTTTCGGTGGACGACAGGAACCCGTCGGTGCCGGTTGTCGCGAGGCCCGGCATGGCGTGCAGGTGGTCGGCTTTGGATATCGACGTCGAGGTGCCGACGGCAGCTGCGCCGTTGACCGTGAGTGCGCTCGGCGTCGCGTTGCTGAGCGGCAGCGCGTGCACGTGGTCGCTGAGCGCGAGCGTTGCGGCGCTGCCTTGACTGTTGCCCGCGGCGAGTGTGAGCGCGGTGGGGACGCCCGCGGATGGCAGCGCGTGCACGTGGTCGGCGCGAGATATCGAGGTAGAGGTGCCGGCGGTCGCGCTGCCCGCGCCGACGACGAGTGCGGTAGGCGTTGTGATGCTGGCCGGCAGTGCGTGCACGTGGTCGGAGCGCGAAACCGTGGTAGCGACGCCCGCCGAGTTGGTGCCCGCGAGCGTGAGCGCGCCGGGCACGCCGCTGCCTGGCGTTGCGTGCGAGTGATCGGCGCGCGCAAGCGCGGTCGAGGTGCCATCGCCCGCGGTCTGCCCGATGCCGAGCGAGACGGGCGAGCCCGTCGACACGCTGTGCACGTGGTCGCCTCGAGCGGCGCTGCCGCTGCTGCCGGCGGCGGCGGTCGTGACAGTGATTTGCGTCGGCGCTGTGCTCGTGACTGCGGCGGCGTTGGCCTGGATGGTGGCGAGCTTGGTGTAGTCGGAGGCCGACATGAGCCCGCGCTGCGAGTAGTTGGCGTTTGGATACACCTCGACGTACTGCGTGCCGTTCCACGTGTAGAGCGAGTTTCGGCTGCGGACGTGGGCGATCTCGCCGGGGTCGAGCGTCTCGAGAAACTGCCACGTCGCGCCTAGACTCAAGAAGATACCGACGATCTCGCCAGTGAGCGGCGCGGGCTCGTCGTCGGCGAGCGGTGCGAGTGTGCCATCGACGAGGATGATATTGCCCGCCGAGATGGTGACGCCGTCGACGGTGGACGGCGGCGCGGATGCGTCGAAGCCGACGCTCTCGAGCAGTGCGACGGCGTTGGCTTTCCATGCCGTCGGGTGCCTGTGGTCGTCTCGGGCGACGGACGTGCTCGTGCCGGCGGTTGCTACGCCAGTGTTCTCGAGCGCTGCGCCACTGGCCGGCAGCGCGTGCACGTGGTCGGCTTTTGACAGCGACGTCGAGCTGCCGGCAGCGCTCGCGCCGCCGACGGTGAGCGCGGGCGGCGCGGTCGAGCTTGCCGGCAGCGCGTGCACGTGGTCGGAGAGCGCGAGCGTGGCAGCGCTGCCGGGGGCGTTGGCGCCCGCGAGCGTGAGCGCGACGGGTGTGCCCGCGGCGGGCATGGCGTGCACGTGGTCGGAGCGGTTGAGTGTGACGGCGACGCCCGCCGAGCTCGCGGCGCCGACGGTGAGCGCAGCGGGCGCGGCTGTCGCCGGCAGCGCGTGCACGTGGTCGGCGCGCGCGAGGTTGTTGCTCGTGCCGTCGGCAGTCGCGCCTGCGAGCGTGAGCGCTACAGGCGAGCCGGCGGTGACTTGGTGCCGATGGTCTGAGCGCGAGGCAGTGACCGCTGCGCCGCCGTTGCCGCTGCTGCCGTCAACCTGCAGAGGTGTCACGCTGAGCACGGCAGCCGCGCCGGTGGCGATGCCGTCGAGCTTGGTTTTGTCGCTTCCGCTCATGAAGCCGGCAGCGCCGGCAGCGATGACCGTTGCGTGCGTGGTGCCGCCCGCGCGCGTGCCGTGCTGCGCGTCGGTGATGACTCCAACCTGCACGCTGTCAGCGGCGACCACGATCGAGGCGTCGGCGTGCGCGACGACGTTGAGTGTGTTGCCCGACTTGGTCAACCCTGCGCCGGCTGTGATTTGCCCCGCGCCGGTAACCTGCGTGAAGGTGAGCGCCGTGGTGCCGAGCACGATCGGGTCGGGCGTGATGAGAGCCCACCCGCTGTCAGCGTTTGCGGCGCCCTCGGTTACGAAGACGTACATGCCCGACGTGACTTTGGCCGACGTATCGGCGTCAGGCGCGCGCAGCCAGTTGATCCCTGATCCGATGTAGATGCCGTTTTGGCTCGCGGTCGTTTGGCCGACGATGAGCAATCTGTCGCCGGTTTGAGTGACAATCCCGTCGATAACCTGCGCGCCGCCGAGCGTGCCCATATTGGTCGTGGAGACGAGCCGACAGGACGCCTTAGTGTCGAGCCCCTGCGCGAGCGCGTCGACGTAAGCCTTGGTCGCGGCATCCTGCGCGCCGGTCGGGTCGGCGACGCTCGTGAGGCGCTGGGCGTTGATGCCGACGGCCGAGCTCGCGGCGGCGAGCGCGGTCTGCACGCGAGCAAAACTCGTCACCTGCGCGCCGGCCTCGACGCCGTCGAGCTTGGATTTGTCGGCAGCGCTCATGAACCCGTCGACGCTCGTGGTGACGAGCGCGGGCATGGCGTGCACGTGGTCGGAGCGCGGCAGCGTGACGGCGACGCCCGCCGAGCTCGAGCCGCCGACGGTGAGCGCAGCGGGGGCAGCTGTCGCCGGCAGCGCGTGCACGTGGTCGGAGAGCGCGAGCGTGGCAGCGCTGCCGGGGGCATTGGCGCCCGCGAGCGTGAGCGCGACGGGCGTGCCGGCTGCCGGCATGGCGTGCACGTGGTCGGCGCGCACAAGCGACGTCGACGTGCCCGCGTTCTGCGCGCTGCCGACGGTGAGCGCCGACGGCGCGGCGGTGGCGACGCTGTGCACGTGGTCGCTACGGGCAGCGGTGGTCGCTGCGCCCGACGCGGCAGTGGCGACAGTGACCTGCGACGCCGCGGTGCTGCCGACGGCTGCAGCAGAGGTCGCCATGCCGTCGAGGCGGGTTTTGTCGGCGGCGCTCATGAACCCGTCGACGGTCGTGGTGACGAGCGCCGGCATGGCGTGCACGTGGTCTTGGCGCACAAGCGACGTCGAGGTGCCGGCGGCCTGCACGCCGCCGACAGTGAGCCCCGATGGTGCGCCGGTGGCGACGCTGTGCACGTGGTCGCTACGAGCGGCAGTCACGGCTGCGCCGGGCCCGGCGGTGGTGACAGTGACCTGCGACGCGGCTGTGCTGCCGACGGCTGCAGCAGAGGTCGCGACGCCGTCGAGCTTGAGCTTGTCGGCGGCGCTGAGATAGCCGGGCAAGCTGGTCGTTGCGACAGGCGGCACGCGCCACGCTGCCGCGGTCGAGCTCGTCGCCATGAGCGCCTGATCTGCAGCGGGCGCAGCGGCTGCAGCGACGGCGACGGTGGTGGTGGCTGTCTTGATGCCGCCCGCCGTCTGCGGGTCGGCGAGCAGCCCCGACAAGCCCGCAACGTTGAGCTCGTCTGAGCCGCCGTCTGCGTGCGTGCTCGCGTGCGGCACTGGCGGCGCTGCGTCGACGTATGCCTTGGTCGCGGCGTCGGTGGCAGCTGTCGGGGTGCCTAGATTCGTGATGCGTTTGGCGTTGACGCTGACGGGTACCGCTGCCGCCGCGAGCGCGGCGATGGTGACGTCGGCGCCGGTGGCGATCGTGTCGAGCTTGGTTTTGTCGGCGGCACTGGAAAAGCCCGCGACTGTCGGGGTGACGATGGCGTGCAGCGCTGCGCCGCCGCGCGTGCCGTGCTGGGCGTCGGTGGCGAGCACGCCGACTTGCACGCTGTCAGCAGCGACCACGATCGAGCCGTCGGCGTGCGCGACGACGTCGAGCGTGGTGCCCGCGCGCACGAGGCCTGCGCCCGCTACGACTGCGGCGGCGGTGAGGTCCTGCGCGCGCACGGCGTCAGTGGCGGCGATTGGGGCCCCTAGATTCGTGATGCGCTGAGCGTTGACGCTGACGGGCACCGCTGCCGCCGCGAGCGCGGCGAGGGTGACGTCGGCGCCCGGGGCGATGCCGTCGAGCTTGGTTTTGTCGGCGGCGCTGGAAAAGCCCGCCGAGCTCGGCGTGACGGTGGCGTGCTGCGTGCCGCCGCCGCGCGTGCCGTGCTGGGCGTCGCTGGCGAGCGCGCCGACTTGCACGCTGTCAGTGCCGACGATGATGCTGCCGTCGACGTGTGCGACGACGTCGAGCGTCTGCCCGGTGCGCACGAGGCCTGCGCCCGCGGTGTAGTCGGCGTCGGCGAGGCGTGCGGCATCGGTTGGCAGCGTCGGCTGCCCTAAGTCGACGATGCGCGAGCCGCTCATGTCGAGCTCGCCAACCATGGCGTGCGAGCCGTCGGTGAGCACGAGCTGCGCGACGAGCGCGGGGTCGAGCTTGGCCTCGGTGATCGAGCCGTCGGGGATCGAGTCGATGCCGCCCGCGCTTAGCGTGTCGATGGCCTGCACGACCTCGCGGTGAAAGTCGACGAGCGCGCGGTTGGTGCTGTGCTCATTCATCTCGGTGAGCTGCACGCTGGGCACAGTCGGCACGAGATGGGCGTTGGGGTCGTACCGTTCCGACAACGCGGGGTAAGCGAGGTGGAACGTGGGCGAGCGTACGGAGATGCGGCGCGTGACGCTCGAGACGACCTCGGTGCCGATTGACGCGGTAGCCTGGATGCGGAACGGGCCCCACGCGCCCGCATTGAAGTCGAGCGTCCAATGCGTGTCTGACACTTGCGTGAGCATCGGCGAGCTCGCGGGCGGCTCGTCGATGGCCTGCACGAGCACGACAGCGCCCGCGGGCACGTCTCCGATGTCGATGGTGACAACAGGCGAGCGCCCGCCGCCCGCGTCTGTGGTGAGGATGTCGGTGCGCCCGCGGTCGAGGTCGCCCGCTGGTATGCCTGGCTGATTGAACGTGAGTGTCAGTGCCATTGTGTCACCTCACACGATGCCAACAAGACGGCCGCCCGTAGTCTGCGTGACGTCGCCAAAGCCACGCGTTGCGTCGAGCGTGGGCGCAGCCGCGGTGCCGTAGCGGAACCAAAGCGTAGAGGGGCTCGGACTCCACACGCCATCGAAGCGCACGGCGGCGGCCTTTGCCTGGCGCAGCAGGTCAGCGAGCGAGCGCGCTTGCGCCGCCGTGAGCGTCGCCGAAAACGTAACCGTAAACGATGCGTCGCCGTACTCGACGAGCCGCGCGGTTGAGCCCGCGGGCAGCAGTGGCAGCACAGCCGCGTAGATGTCGCGCGGTCGCCCGCTCGAGCGCAGCACCGTTATGCGTGACTGAATCCATAGGATGTATTGCGCGTCGGTGCGCCCCTCGCGCGCTTGGCCGACGAGCGCGCCGATCATGTCGAGCGCGTCGCCCTTGGCGTTGGGCAGCATGGTGCCGATGTACAGATCCCAAAGCGCATTCTCGAGCGCCTGCACCTCGGTGAGGTAGCTCGCGAGCACCTTGAGAAACAGCGGCTGCCGCAAGTCGTAGATCGGCAGCTCTTGGCCCTGCGCGACGTGCGTGAGGTTGTGCTCGAGCGCCACGGTGGTTTACGGTGCCCCCACCCATGTCGAGCCCGAGAATGACGCGATCTCACGTACGCCAATCGCGAGCGTTTTGGCTGGCGTCGTGGGTACGGCATCTGTGGGCACGGTGGGCGCGAGGTCGACGTCGAGCGTGACGTTGACAACGCCTGGCACCTCGCTCGCCTCGGAGAGCAGCCGCACGAGATACACGGGCTCACCGACTTTGAACACGATATCACTCTTGGGGTCGACGCTGGCGAGCTCGAGCGCGACGCGCAGACTGCCCGCGACGTAGTGCCCGTCGGTGGTCGCGCTGACGTTGACGTTGATGGTCTTGAGCGTCGGGCGAGAAAAGCGCACGAGCTGCGTGATGCCGGCCTCGTCGAGCACGTTGATTGACGTCGTGCCGTAGGAGTCGACGCCCGCGGGTTTGTTTTTCCAGATGCTGTTAGCAATGGCCGAGTCGTCGCCGCCGCGCACGATGATCTCGAACGTATGCGGGGGCATGCCCGTCGGGTCGGTGATCTCGGTGGTGTTCTCGCGGCCTGCAGCGGTGAGCACGCCGGGCAGCACGCGCACGTCGGCGACGATGCCTGCGAGCGTTGAGCCGCCCTCCTCTGCGAGCACCTCGTTGCGGCGCGCGCGGTAGTCCTCGTCCGTCTCGACGTTGCTGCCTGCAATTGCGGGCCCGGTGTTGGTAACCGCGAGCCAGCCCGACACTGGCGATTCAATCTTGGTCAGCGCGCCGCTCGCAGCGGTGGTCGGGCCCGTGGTTTCTGCCTTGGCTGCGACGGTGAGGTTGTTGTAGGTGCCGACGACGCTGCTGCTCGTGACGTCGGCGAGCGTGACAAAACGCACAGTCGGGCGCAGCGGGTCGCTCACGACGGAGCCCGTCGGCACGGTGACGTTCTCGGTCATGGTGAGCGTGAGCGTCGCGGTGCTCGACGTCGCCGGTAGGCGCGTGACGCCCGTCAGTGAGCCGTTGTGGTCGGCGGCGACGCCCTCTGCGGTCGCCGGGTCGTGGGCGTCGTAGATCTCCGCGGCGAGCTCCCACAACTGCCCGAGCTGCAGCGCGACGCTCATGTTGATGTTCGCGAGCACACCCGTGCTCGACGTGTTGAGCCCGCTCGCAATGTTGGCTGCCTGGTAGGCCTGCAGGTCGCCGATAATCTCTTGCACCGTCTTGCTCGTGAACCCGAGCAGCGAGAGTCCGGCTGTCATGATGGCACCTCGTCGCCGGGCCACTGGCGGGGCGAGAAGACGCCGAGCGGCTGCGAGGTCGGCGTCGGGCTTACGAGCTGCGTGCTGCCGTTGGCGGGCTGCGTGGGGCCTGCAGTCGTGGTGCCGACGCCTAGCAGGATGTCGCGGAATACGAGCGCGGCGCCCTCTTTGGTCTGCACGATGGCGCGCACCTCGAGCGCTCGAGTTTTGCGGTTGAACGCGATCGCGAGTTGGTTGATCTCGGTGACGCCCGCGGTCTCGCGCAGCACTTGGTCATAGATTGACCTGATGACCGCGTCGGGCGGTTTGCGCGCGAATATGAGGTTGCGGTAGTCGATGCCCACGCGGCGATCGAGCGGCCACTCGCCGAGGAAAAGCGCGACGCGCAAGTTGGCATCCTGCGCGATGGCGGCGGGGCCGGTGACGAGCGGCAGGTCGCCCGTCGAGTCAATGGTGATGTCGCCGGTCGCGTCGAGCAGGAGGTCAGCCACGAGCCGGCGGTAGTGGGCGAGCGAGCGCCATGGCAAGGGGCTCGAGCCCCGCGCGGCTAGTCGGACAGCACAACGGTCGACGCAACGCTTGTGTGGGCGTGCGGGACGGCTGCGGTCGCGGTGTCGAAGGCGAGGCGGATGGCAGTGCTCGCGGGCGGCACAGCGCCGGTGAGGCCCGCTAGAATGGTCTCGATTGACGAGATGGCCGTAGCGGTCGCGTTTTTGACTGTCTTGGTGTCGTTCTCGCCGCTCGTGAGCGCGGTGTTGGTTTTGGACGCGAGCGCGACGGCGTCGCCGGGGCTGTAGCTGCCGAGGTTGACCGTGGCCTGCTTGATGACAACCTGCGCGCCCGCGTCATGCCCGAGCGTCATGGCGTCGGCATAGACGCTCTGCAGGAGGTCGGGCAGCGGCGCGGGCCCGAGCGGCAGCGCGATTGCGCCCGCGAGCGTGTGCGTGCCGACGTCGCCGGTGCCGAGGGGTTTCTGCGAGTTGCGCCGCGCGGTCGTCACCCAGCGATCGAGGCTGCGCTCTGCAAACACCACGAGCACGTGGTCGCCGGGCACGAGCGGCCATGCGGCAAAGAAGCCGCCGCCCTGCGGGTATGCGATGGGGACCATGGGCAGGATGGGCAGCGCCTCGTCGACAAACGGGGGGCGCTCGACGTTCGCGAGCGCGTCGTCTTCGGGGTCGACGGTGAGCGCCCGCTTGAGCATCGGCAGCACGTCGGCGTACTGCCTGCGCGTCGCTGCGTCGGTGTAGAGCGCGACGATCTGCCCGGGGATAGACGTGTGCAGCTCGAAGGCGGCCTGCTCGGCGGCGTACTGCAGCAGCTCGGAGAGCTCGGGCGTGGCGACGGTCATAGGGGCCTCACGTGACGGCGCGAGCTTCGATGCCGACGGTCCAGTGGCCACCGTCGAACTCGCCCTGATGCACAGTTGACTCGATGCGATAGAAGCCTTGCACGTAGCGTGACTTGATCTGGATTTTCCGCCCGGGGTAGAGGCCGGGCAGCAGCAGCGTCGACAAGCGCAGCACTTGGTCGCGCCCGAGCTCGACGGAGTCGAGCAGCCCGGTGCGTGGCGTGAGCAGAATGGGCGCGTCTGACAGCGCCTGACGTAGCGCGAGCACTTGCAGCTGCCCCTCTTGGATTGACCACTCGAGCCCCGCGGTGCGCATGACGCGGTCGAGCTCGCCGGCAGAGTCGCCCGACGCGGCAAACCCCTGCGCGAACTTGTTAGACAGCTTATCCCAGATCTCGGCCGAGAATGACGCCTGCAGGAGGTTGCCGGGCCCGAGCCCAAGCGTCTTGGCGATGCCCACGAGCACGTCGCGGATCGGCACCTTGGGGCCGTAGGTGGCGCTAACACGCGAGCGCTTGAGCTTGGTGCCGCCGTCGGTGCTGCTGACGGTGGTGACCCATTCCGTGCCCTCGCGCTTTGACCATGCCTCGAGCAGCTCGCCTCGAAACAGCACGCTCATGCCGCCGACGTAGCCGGCCTCGAGCGATGTGAATATCTGCTTGGTGCCGTGCAGGCGCTTACGTGTGGGCTCGGCGAGGTTGATGATATCGATGTCACACGTGCCGGGGCGCTTGGCTGCGAGCGAGCGCTTGACGTTGAATCGAATATTGAGCCCCGTGATCACGGTGTCAGCAACCTGCAGCTTGTAGCGGCGGTCGAATAGCTGGATGCCGGGCTCGACGGCGAGTGTGGCAGGGTCGCTCATGGGTTAGTCGAGATAGCCGTTGGGCGCGTAGTAGAGGGTGAAACGCGTTCCCATGTCCTGCAGCGTGGGGCGTGCTGCTTGGTTTTTCTCATCGACAAACCAGAGCTCGCCCGGGGGCAGCTCGGGCTTGTAGTGGAACCGCACGAGCAGCGGATACATGGTGATCATGCGTACGCCATCGAGCAGCGGCACGCCTGCAGAGTCGGCGAGCCATAGGCGGAACACCTCGCCACGCTGCGACCAGATGATGCGCAGCGAGTAGACGTTTGCGCCAAGCGCGACGCGTAGCGTGGTGTCGGGCTGCGGGGTCGTTGGGATGAGCTGCGAGGCCATCGGCTAGGGCTCGGGCGGGTTGGGGTTGAATAGTGCTTTGCCAACACTCTGAGACTTGGCCTTGACCTCGGGTGATGGTGACTTGTTTTGCGTGTTCTGACTGCCCTTGTCTTTTGGCGACACTGCGCGCGTCTGCGAGGGGTCGGGGTCGGTGGCGAGCTCGCTGGCGACGGTGCGAATGACTTGCCCCGTGCAGCCGAAGTGCAGCCCCGCGCCGGTGCCCGAGTTGCGCTCGATTGACAAGTCGCTGAGCACGACGTTTTCGTACTTGCGCAGCGCGGTGACGATGGTGACGGGCGCACGCGCGTTGACCGTGTTTCGCAGCGCGGTCTCGACTTGCTCTACGCGGTTGAATGGCCGATCGAACGTGAGCGACACACTGCGCGCTTGCCCGAGCGGCACGGGTGCGCGGTCGGGCACGACCATGAAGATCTTTTTGTTTGGCTTCCAACCTGGCGCGAACGCGTCGAGCAGTGACGCGACGTTGCCAATGATGGGGATGTTGCCGATGTATGGCGGCGCCGAGTTTTGCGGGCCCACGAGCTCGAGCTTCTTGGTGCCCCAATCGTAGTAGGTGTTAGTGAGCACCATAAACCCGAGCTCGCTGGCGAGCGCGTTGGTGTGGCTGCCGGGCTGCTCGATGGGTTGGTTGCTCACGACGCCCTCGAGCGTGAGCTTGGGCGGCATGGCCCGCACGTGGTCGGTGATGTCTGCGCCATCCTCGACGGCGTGCTGCGTGAGCTCGGCGCTTATGCCGTGCGTCTCACGCAGCGACACGTCGATCCAGATGCCGTTGATGGTGAGATGCGTGGGCATGGTCAGGGTTTAGGCGCCGGGGCGTTGCGGGTGACCGTGCGTCGGGTGTTGCGTGCGTCGACGGCGGCCTGGCGCACGTTGCGGCCTGCGGTCTCGCCGTTGCTGTCTGTGCCGATGTTGACCGTGATAGGGGCCTCGTTGATGGTGACGCTACTCGCGCCGCTCACGGCTGCGGATGGGCCCGCGACTTGCGGGTTGAGTTGGGAGGCATAGGGGCCCGAGATGATGAGGCCGTCGGCGGCGGCGAGGCGAGACTCGGCGGCGTAGTCGCGTGTCGCTCTGCCGCGGCGCTTGCGGGCGGCGGCATCGAGCACGGCCTGCTCGGCGCGCGTCGGGATGTATTCGGGCACCTCTGAATCCATGGGCGCGTCTTGCCCGAGTGCGCGCCGCTCGGCGTTGTAGTCGTTTTGCGCGATGATGGCCTGGCGCTCCTCGTTCATGAGCGCGATCTCTTTGAGGCGGTCGAACTCGGCTTTAGTGACGAGCTTGCCGTTGGCGTTGCTGAGCATCTCAGACGAGCGTTTCATCCACGCGGGCAGGCTGGGCAGCTTGGCGATCTGCTCGCCAACCCATTTGATGGCCTCGCCGAGCTTGTGCACGGCCTCGCGGATTTCCTCGACTTTGCGGTGCCCCTCGTCGTCGCCGTAAATGTGCTTTAGAAAGTCTTCGATGAGCGTGTCGCCGCCGTTGAGCAGCGTGTAGATCTCATCGAAAACAAGGTAGAGCGCAGCCATGGCCGCGATCGCCGGCAGCGAGCCGAGCAGCGCGCGACGCCACATGAACACGAACGCAGCCGCGAGCGCGAGCACGGCAGTCGTGGCGACGTTGGTGTTGGCGTTGAGCTTTAGAAACCAATCGGCGGCGCGGATGCCCCATTCGAGTAGCTTGTTGCCCGCGGGCAGCAGCTCGCGCCCGATGGCGGTGCGTAGATCTTTGATGGAGTCGGCGAGCGCGCGTGTGCGGTTGGCGAACGTGCCCGCCGTCTTGGTGGCGTCGCCCTGCATGAGCGCGGTGTCGTGCAGCACCTTGGCGTAGATGAGCTCTGCCTTTTCGGCGAGCTTCATTTTCTCCACTTTTTTGTGGATGCCGCGCGTGAGTGCGAACTCGTTGAGCGCAGCGTCGAGGATGTTGACCGCGTAGCGTCGTAGCGGCTCGCTCTGCCCCGAGAGCCCCGACGATATGGCCTGTATCGCTTCCTCGGGCGAGGTGTCGCGGAATGACGCGAGGTCGACGGCGAGCCCCGACAGTGTCGTGCTCATCTCGCGCAGCTTGGCGGGGTCTTTGATGAGCGTGCTGAGCAGCGTGCCGATCTCGGATGCGTACTTTTGCAGGGTGAATCGCGAGCGCCCTGTGGCCTCGCTGACGCCGACACTCCAATCGCGGATCTTCTGCAGCCCCTCTTTGCCAAACACGGCCTCGAGCACGTTGTCGACTTCGTCGACGGCGCTGGCGAGCTCGACGGAGCCCTTGATAAAGCTGCCGATCGCGGTGGCGGCGAAAAACTGCCCGAGCGTGCCGAGCACGCCGCCCGCGCCGCCGCCACTAGCTGCAGCCTGTGCGCGGTGCGCGGCCCGCTCGACGCTCACAGCTGCGTTACGGCCCCCACGCGCGACGGCTCGCTCGCCCTTGACGGTGGCGCTGTTGAGCCCGAGCAGCTCGGCCTTGATCTTCGCGATGCGCCGGTCGGCCTCGTCAAAGCCACTGGCGTCGGTTTGGAAGCCGAGCCGCGCGACGAGGTCGCGCAATACGGTGGTACTCACTTGCGGCCCCTGCGCGAGGCTGCGGAGGCTGCGTCGTGCTCGGCCTGCGCGCGCACGCCCTCGAGCTCGTCGAACATATCGAGCACGTCGTGCGCCTCATAGAGGTCATCGAGCGACCAGTGCATGCAGATCTCAACTAGGCTGTCGGCGTACTTTCCCGAGGTGGCGATGCGGTGGATGTGCCAGTCGACGGAATCGGGGACTTCGACAGAGACTCGACTAGCTGCGACAGGCGCTGCCAGAGCCCCGCTGCGGCGCCTGGTTCCGCTGCGGAGGCGCCGAAAAAACTGGAAAAGTTGACCGTGAGAGCAAACGCGAGCCACTGCGTGTAGGCGTCATAACGAGCGGCAAAATGGTCGTCAAACAGCGAGCTCAAGAGCGGCTCGCGGTCGCCGTCGAGCACGAGCACGGTGGTCTTGGCGAGCTCGTCGCTGATGGTCTCGACGTCGGCGGTGGCGATGCGCTGCGTGAGCTCGCGTATCGCGTCGCTCGCGCCGATGGCGAGCGCGCCGGTGCCGTCACTCGAGTCGCGCACGACGCCGTCGACGAAAGACGCAGTCATGGGCCCGAGCAGCTTGAGCAGGCGCACAGCCATAACGCGGCCCGCTTTCGCGCCGAGCGGCGTGACGCGGTAGACGGAGCCGCAGATGAGCTTCTCTTGCGGTGTGCGCACCTAGCGACCTCCCACAAACGCAGTGCGCGCGTCGGCGAGCTTGATGCGCCACTCGTTGACGTTGACCGTTTTGCCGAGCTTGATTTCAGGCGGCCCGATGATCCATGCGCGCGAGCTGCCGACGATGGTTTTGCCGCCAGTGTCACGCACAGCAAACGCGCCCGCGCCGCCGCCGTTTACGGTCTTGATGTCAGCGAGCAGAATGCCGCTGAGAATGTCGTTTGCGCCTGCGGTCTGCGCGTACTTGAGTGTAGCGATCGCGCTAAAGTTGTTTGTGCGCACGCGCGTGACCTCGCCGTCTGCGCCGACGTACGCACTAAACCAGTCGTCATCCCACTCGACTGTCACGACCTCGTCCTCTGCATAGCCGCCCGTTGACAGCAGAATCGCGTTGAGCGAGACGGTCATTTCGTTGATGTTCCACGCTTTGAAGCCCACGGCTGCACCTCCTTCGTCTGACTGTTAGACCTGCACCGTGCCGTTGATGCGCACGTGATGGATGGCGCCCGACAGGCAATAGCTGTATTTCATGTCGGGCAGAATGCGCTGCCGCTTGAGGTTGGGGTCGATGGCGCCGAGCACTGGCGCAGTCACGGAATAGTCCTGCTCGCCGTCGATGAGCCCCTGCGCGACGCCCTCTTGAATCTGCGCGAGGATCTGCGTGCGCACGAGCTCGATGCCCGCGGTGGTGTAGGGAACAACATCGTTGCTGCCGAGCAGCAGAATGACGCGCGTTTGCACGCCGATGGTGAACCAATCGATCGCAACGGTGATGTCGAGAAAGCGCCCGCTCGCGGCCCACCCGTAAAGGGTCCAGCCGTTGCCCTTCATGTTGGTGTAATAGTTGGCGCTCTTAGCTTTGACCGTGCCCCGCGTGGTCGCGTCGTAGGGGACCTTGGTGATCGTAGCGATCTCTTTGTTTGCCCACGTCGCTGGGCCCGGCAGCTTGGGCAGCATGACGCCGAGCAGCCCGGCGGCGAGCGGCTCGCCGACGGGTTGGTGGTACCACCACGACGAGCGGTTATAACCCGACGCCATAGCCGTCGAAGCGACGTCGGTGGTGCTGCCTGGCGAGCTGACCTCATAGTCGCCCGTCTGCGCGAGGTAGAGCACGACCTCGGACTCTGCCCACGCTGCCGCGTCGAGCTGCGCCTGCTTGCCCGGGGTGACGAGGTCGAGGCCATACCAGTCGCCGTCATACGAGCGGATGGCTGTCAGGTCAGCCGACGGCAGCACGCTCGGCACTGCGGTCGTGTCTGCGAGCCGCATGTTGCCACTGATAGCGGTGTAGGCGTGCACTACGCTGGACGTGTCGCCGACGATGGTGATCACTGCGCCCGCTGCACTGGCTGTGATGTCGGTGATCACGTTGAGCGCGGCGACGAGCAGCGCGGTGACGGTGTCGACGAGTGCCGGCGGTGAGCTCGTCACGAGCACGGGGCTGCCGTCGACGGTGATGCGATACTGCTCGTTGGCCGCGGTCGGCGCCGCGACGGTGAGCGTGACGGTCTGCGAGAAAGCGCCGGTGAGCTTGCCGATCTTGAAAGTCGGCGGGCTCGGCGTCTGCGACTTGAGCGCTCGAGCGCGCAGGTAGACGGGCGAGGTGACGGGCACGCTGTAGGGGGCCTTGGTCAGCTCGCTCGCATCGTTGAACGTGCGCACGAGCTCGGGCCAGTAGTTATGCACCGCGGCGATGAGCCCGATGCCAAACCCCTGCTGCGTGACGGTTGCGTCCTGCACCACAAACGAATGTGTGATTACTTCAGCTTCTACGCCCATGGCTTGTTAGTCCTTTGCGAGCAGTCAGGATCGGAGTCGGCACGGGGGGCTTGTCGATGGTGTCGGGCCCGACGGCGAACGGTGAATCGGGGCGGCCTTGCGTGTGCGAGCAGACTGAGCCGCTGACAATCACGTGCTCGATGGTGTCGATGGTCTCGACGTCGCTGCCGTCGGCCTGACACTCGCAGAGCGTGTCGAACGCATACTGCATGTAGAGGTCGAGCGACGCTTGTGACTCTTGGCGCTTGTCGAACACGCGCTGCAAGTCGACGAGCTCGGCGGGCGAGTCGAGCGACACGCCGAGCGACGAAAAGAGCGAGAGCGTGCTCGGCAGCGCGAGCGAGTCACGCACGCGCTCGAGATAGCGAAACGCACGGCCCCACGGCGTGTAGTCGCGCGTGCTGACCACGATTGAGAGTGTGAATGCACGGTTGCCGATGATCTGCACGATCGGCATGCCGGTCGGGTTTGCGGGGTCGGTGGCGGCGAGATAGCGCGTCTCGTCGCTCGTGAGCAGCTGCGAGTATGGGCCCGAGTTGCCGAGCAGGCGCAGCGAGG